GAAACAAATCACCTCTTCAAATAAAATTATGTCCCTATTTTGCAGCATATGAGAAATCTGGATTATTTGATGACTCTAAGTATGTTACTGACCATGCAACACATGCACCAGTCAGGCAGAACAGAACCAATTTATCCCTTTCTTTTAAGAAATGTGATAAGCCACATCAATATCCTCATGACCGGCTGCAAGACTACGTCATTGTCTTAGCCAAGCGATACTTTCATACTCAGTTAGCTGTGACCACCGTACATCCAGATGATTCTTTTTATGTTAATCGAAGTGCATCTCCTTCATCTTATTATCGTGCCCAAGGCATGATAAATAAAGGAGAGTTTATCGACAATAAAGAGGTTATGGAACGAGACGTTTTAGAGACTTTTAAAGTACGGGTTTGTGATTACAATGCTAAGTATGAACTAAAAGAGATTGAGGAAATCTTAGTTGATAATAAAATACGCGGAACCTTTAACCCCCCTATGGATGTAGCAATGCAAGAAAAGCTAATTTATGGACGGCAAAATGCCAACATTTTAAAGAACTATCGCACATCCTGGATACAATATGGCCTAGTGATGCAGTATGGGGGTTTTAATGAAGTGGGGAAAAGATTAGAGCGATTCGAATACACCGATAGTGGAGACATTAAAGGTTGGGATCGTGGAGTACCCTTGGATGGCGCAATGATTTTGAGGAATGAGCTACTGATCTGTCCACGACAATTATATCATATTCAATGTTATATAACTGAATTTTTATTACATAGTTTAGTGTATGATGTTGATGGGTATGTTTGCGAGCGGCAAACAGGGCAGATTAGTGGTAGTGATATGACCACCTCAAATAATAGTTTAGCACACCAAATTATATGGTTTCGTATAATATGCAAATTGTGGTTACTTGGAATGGGGCGACTCCCGTCTTTGGAAGAGATTGAGGAAAACCATTTAGTTTTGATCTACAGTGATGATCGACTAGGAGGACACAATTTAAGCAAAATCAACATTTCTGTTGAGACATTCACTCAAATTAAGAGTGACACATACAAAGAATTTGGGCTGGAAGAACATCCAGAGCTCAGGAAAACTTTGAAGTGTTGTGGACGGGTAAATCCTGACCACGACTTCCTTGGAGCAAAATTCACGTATGATGAAGATCTACATACGTATGTGCCGACCCCGGACATCAACAAAATGATTTCATCTCTCAAGTATTCGCTTGATGACAAACAACCAACCGACGTTGTGGTTAAAGCGTTAGCAATAACATCCCTGTTAGCACCTGTGCCAGATGCATATCGAGTAGCGGCAGGGTTTTTACGATTTCTAATGTCGAATGTAAAATTTGACAGGAAGATGCTACCGCAAGACTGGTGGGATCTGATAGAAATGGCTCTCGACTCTCCGAGATTGTGGTATTTAAAACAGCTCGGACGACAATCATCTTTTAGGAGGATGGAGGATTTTAAGATGCAAGCGAGAGCATCTAATAACAAACGCAGACGCAACCGACGTCAAGGAGGAGGACCGCCTCCTGTTCACAAGCGCCCCCCAATGTGGTATCAAGGCCCCAGACCAAGAACCGCCTGGGAAGCTCCCATCGGAAGTGGAAACCCCGGTGGAGTAGCCGCATTTGGAGGAGGCAACTATAATGAGCCGAGTGTTTCAACCAATGAAGCCAAGCAGATTATTAATCGTCTGGAAAAGATTGAGAAAAATAGTAAGCGGGCGAAAAGGACTGTTAAGAAAGACAAGTCCAAATGGTGGGACACGGCGGCCAGCCTGGCCGGATCTTTTGCAGGAGCTGGAGTGAAAACTCTAGTGGGACTGGGAGATTATGAGCTAGAGTCAAACTCTATCATAGCTGCAGCAACAGATGGCAAGAACGGTGGGTCGGTGCCCATAATGCACGCCGACCGTCATTGCACCCCAATTCAGCGGAGAGAGTACATCGGGGATATCCTGAGTACTACTGACCCATTTAAGTTGTATACATTGCCTCTGAATCCAG